AGCGTTTAGCTGGATTAAGCAGCTAAAGCGTAGTTATCGTCGTTTGCGATTACTAATTTTCTAGCTTTTTTTACGAGGACACTAGGCCTCGGTATGCCCTATTCTGTTTTGTAACCCACCTTTTTCTTGCCAGATGCCGTTCACAAATGTCCACTCTTTATTCTCCATGATGCCCTGTACATAAGCATCTGGAGCAGAAGGATCGGCAACAATGTCAGCAGCAGTAGCTAACATGAAGTCTTCTTGCACTTCATTGACACCGTTTCTTTCTTTGAGTGAACCCAATCCACGAGAGCTAACACCTAAGCTGGCACCCTCGTCAATAAGTTCTTTTACAATACGACCCATAGGTGTATCTAGAATCTTTGCTCTACCGATATAGTTGTCGCCGTCTTCTTTAAGACCAACAATCATATGAGAAACACGATCAAGATTAACTGTAGGACCATCTGGATGTCCTAGTTCACCGTATGCTCTCTTCTTCTCGATAGATTCTTTTGTATAACGAGCAACCTCTTTCTGCATCACTTCTTTAGGATACATTCTACCATTACGGTTCTTGAGGTTTGACTGTAAGAAAACACCTTCGATAAAGTGTGACTTCTTACCAGTCTCTTCGTTAAGTTCAGAGATATATTTAATCTCTTCTGTGACTTCTTTTATTAGTTTCATTATCCTAAGTCTCCGTCAGCGCCTTGATGCTGTTGTGAACCGTAACCAGATACTTTAGAACATTCAACAATGATAGTACCTGCTCCGTCCATTTCTACAACAATGTCACTAGCATTTTCTGTAATATCAGCAAAGCCATAAAAATCTAGTTTGCCTGAAAGTGATAAGTTGTATAGTACTTTTGAATTTCTAGTAATAGTACCAGTAACTCCTGTGTCTAGTGCCCAGTGAATAGCACCAATATTAACAACAGGTGACGACTGAGTTTCAGTTGCCTTTTTAAGTGTAGTCGCTAATGCAATAGTGCCTGCTGCAGGAGTACTACCATCTTCTCTGACAGCCACAACTCCTTGAACCTGTGTTAGCTTTAATGTGTCTACTGTGACCGCCATTTTGCTCTCCGATTAAACCTATTTGTTTACTAACTTGTCTGTGGCTTTCATGATGCCAGCTTTTCTTTTTGCGGCACCTTTTTGAAATGCACCTGCCAAACGAGTGTTTACATTTTTTTCAGTACCAGAAGGAGTTTCTTTGGCATCTCTTTCATACTCTTTGCCCATTTTTTCACGGGTGCCGTAGCTAGTAGTTGCTTTCTTAATGTAAGAACCTAAAGTTTTTTTAGAAATCTCTTCGATCTCTTCAACTTCTTCAGAAACTTCATTTTCAAGAGCTTCACTCATGTTCTTGTGATTGCAGTCACATCCTTCTTTAGGATTCTTAGGATCGCATCCACACTCGCTGCATTTTTTTGCTTCGTCTAAATTTCTAAACTCTTTAAATGTCTTCATTTTCGTCTCCGACAGTTTCGGGTTCGGCGGCAGGATCAACTTCCATGATATGTTCTTCGCCGTCTGCTAACCCCATCGCTTGTAAATCTGGATTTTTGAATACGCTTTTTGCAAGTTCTTGTTTGTAGTCAGAGACCGCAGCATTAGCTCGATCCATCATAAGACTATTAAACTTATCTTGAACCTCACTTGCTTTGCCTTGTGACATACTTTGCATCATGTCTCTTATTGCTGCTTCACGATCCATTATTGTTCTCCTGTATCTTGTGGGACTTCACTTTCTTGCTCAGGCGGTTGCTGCTGAGTCATCATCTGGAAATTTTGATCTTGTGTTATAAACGGCTGCTCAAGTTTCAAATCATTTTCAATTTGTTCAATTTCTTCGTCAGTAAGCATTAACACTTCTCGCTGAACATAAGACTTACTGAACAATGTGCCAATGTAACTTGCCATTCCATTTAAAACTTCTACTCTACTTCTGAGTATCTCTTGATTTTTAGACTCAGTGTAGTAAGCATCTTGTGCAAACTTGTATAGAAGATCGTCTTTAATATCTATCCAATCTTCTTCAGTGATAATGTTTTTCAGAAGTAACTGAGTCTTCAGCAAGTCATCAAACATTACACCAAACTTTCTTCTGAGTCTAGATACAAATTTAGTAAACTTTAATTCGTCTCTATTGATTTCAGCAGAACGGCCAAAGTTTAGACCTGCTTGTTGTTCTAG